ATGAGCACCCCCAATATGGCGGGGAAGCCCCCACGCGTCCATACCTCAACCGGACTGGATTCGGAACATAGTGGCAACATTATGGCGGTCCCGGAGCGGTTTCAGGAAATCGCTTCCCTCTGCGTCGCTACCGAAGAATACATCGGCGGCGTGCTCCAGCTCTGCGTTGCCGATCACCGAACCCTGCATGCCGGCCTGAAGGTCGGTCGCGACCACACGAACTGGGTCAAGGGTCGCATCAAAGAGTGCGGACTGGTGGAAGGGAAGGACTACGAGATTGGTTCGCCAGATCGGGCGAACCAAACTGGGCAAGGTGGCGACCGCCGGTCCAAGGCTTACCGCCTGTCTCTCCACGCGGCGAAGCAGATCGCCATGATGGAAGGTGGCGAAGTCGGCAAGCTGGTCCGCAGCTACTTCATCTGGGTGGAGGAGAACACCCACCGGATCGTGGACGCGGCCCGGCAGGTTGTCCGACGCCGCGAGCGTACCGCCCGCTCCCGCCTCACCGGCCCGATGCTGCGCGAACTGACCAGCTTTCCGGAACGCATGATGGCGGCGTTCCCTTCGATGACCGAGGCCGACAGGCGGACCGCCTTCAACCGGCTGAGCGGCGCCTTGCTGGGAGAGCCCCTGCTCCCGGTCCATGAGGCAGCGCCTTGTGTGATCGAGCAGCCCCCGGCACTCCCGCCGACTGACCACCCGAAGGAACTCGGCCCGACGGAGATCGGCGTCGAGATCGGGCTCCGCACCGGCCAGTCGGCCCTGTCCGGCCGGGCGGTCAACGCTCTCCTGAAACAGCAAGGCTTCCAGACGAAGGGCGCCACGACGACAACGCCCTGGCACTCGACGGCCAAGGGTGAGCCCTTCGCGAAGTGGGAGACGGCGGAAAAGGCTGGCGAGCACGGCGGCACGGTCAACGTGCTCCGGTGGAGGTATGGCATCGTGGACGAACTGCTGTCCGCGATGAACGTCACTCAAGGGGAGGGCTAAAACCATGGCCGCTCCCGTCACCCATTTCACCACCACCCGCTATCGGTGCCCGACCTGTCGCAAGACCGGCTCCAGTCGGATCGAGATGCAGCGGCACGCCGACAATTGCGCCCACGCGCCCGAGTCGCGCGCCTGTATCACCTGTGCTTTCAACGAGCCACAGCGCGTCCAGGTCGCTCCCAACGCCTTCCGCACCGTGTTCGTATGCGACCGCGGCGCCCTGCCGGCTGACAAGCGCCTCGTCCTGCACTGCTCGGTGTGGGAGGCCGCCCGATGAACGTCTCTCCCATGTCCGGCCCTCGGACACTGGTTTCCCGCTCCGCTGGAGTTCTGAACCTGCCGGGGCGCGATAGTGCCACGCTGCGCGCCTTCATCCCGGGCATTCCGACGGGCGGCCTGTGCGTCCCGACGGTCGACTACCTGAACATGCTGTCCGGGGGCAAGTTGTCCCCGGAAGAGCTTGGCCGTCTCGTCAAGGAACTGCATGCCGAATATCGCAAGATGGGCGTGCCTCCGATCCACACGCAGTTCATCATAACCGATGAACTCGGGTGCATCCCCACGCTGTCCACCGATTTCATGGTCGCCAATCTGGAGGCGCTGGACGTCCCCGGCTGCGACACGGTGGCGGAGCACATCGGCATCATCTTGGACGAGATGGCCTGTGATGAGCTGGGTGAGGACGGCAAGGGTGGAGATATCGCCACATTCGAGAGCCTGACCCGCCTTCACCGCTGCGCCGGCAGCCCGCGCGGACGGGCGCCCGGTCACTGGCACCACATCCGGGGGAAAGTCCTCTCGGATGCCGTCACCAAGAAGCAGCGCAAGGGTGTCTGGAAGACGGAGGATGGCGAGTGGCGGGCATCCCATGAGGTTGCTCTCGATTATGCGCAATGGCTGTTCCCGGACTTCCACGTCTGGACCATCCGCCTGCTGATGGACAACCCGGTGACACGATGCCGGCTTAATGGGGCACTCCAAAGCATCTTCGGCTTCACGTTCACACCCGTTGAACCTGCCGCCCCCGCTCCGGAACCACATCTCCGACTCGTGCACGACGCCGACCAGGGAGAGCCCGCATGAGCCCCGAACTCCTGCCTTGGCTCGCTGGTGGCGCCGGCTTCTTCGTCGGCATGCTGGTCATTGCCGCCATCCGCGCCCCGTCCGCAGCCGCCGTTGAGCGCCAGCGAACGGCTTGGAAGCTGATCGACGCCATGGACGACCTTGCCGACGAGATGAAGGCCCTCCGCGCCGAAATCCAGAAGAACGGGGGCGGCAAATGACCACCCTGTTCCCCGTCATCAGCATGACCATGAAGGGGCTGAAGCCCTCTCCCAACCTGGGGGAACGGCCTGAATTCCTGTGGATGCCTATCGAATGGCTGTATGTGGACTGGCTGTATCAGCGGGCCATGAGCAGCGCCAAATCCCGCCGGCTGGTCAGGAAGATCACCGAAGAGTTCTGGTGGCCGAAGTTCACGCCGATCACCGTCACCCCCCTGGATTGGGAGGCTGGTAAGTTCGCCGTGGTCGACGGCCAGCACCGGGCCGCCGCAGCGATCCTCCACCCGTCGGTGGCGGAGGTCCCCGCTTGGGTGATCGACGCTCCTGACGTTCGGGCGCAGGCCGCCGCTTTCGTCGGGATCAACGGCGACCGCAACGGCATGACGACGATGCAACTGTTCAAGGCGCAACTGGCCGCCGAGGAAGGCGACGCCGTCCAGGTCAAGGCCCTGTGCGAGCGGGCCGGCGTCACCATCGCCTTCCACCTGTCAAACGGCAGCCGAGAGCTTCCGCCCCGGACGACGATGGCCGTCTCCACGATCCGCAAGCTCATCGCCAAGCACGGGGAGGGTCCTGTCCACAAGGCCCTCTCGACGCTGGCGGAAGCCTACGTCGACGCGCCGAACCAACTCCGGGGACAGATCATCCAGGCGATGACGACCCTGTTCGTGGAGCACGGCGACCGGATCGACCGGGAGCGGCTTGTCGCTGCCATCGCGCCGAAGGATTGCGAGGATCTTCTCGACGCGGCCCGGCAGGTCAAGCGGCTGGAGGGCGGCACCACCGACGCCGGCATGGTCCGCGCGCTGATGGCTGCTTATGACCACGGACTCACCCCTGGGAAGCGGCTCCGGCCGGTTGCGAGGGCGGCATGAGCGCGTCCTCCATCACCGACTTGCGGGCGGAATGGGAAGCCGCGCAAGCCGACTTCAACCGTCTCTGGGCCGCAGCGGATCAACGGTACGGCGAGGTCGCCGACTCGATCCCGCTCCCCGGCATCGTCTACGGTCGGCGCGGCTGGTGCATCACCAGCGAGCGCGAAATCGACGACGCCTGGCGCCTGTCATCGGCCACCAAGACCCGGCTGAAGGCGCGCCTCCAGAGGCAACTCGACCAGCGCGACAAGGCTCTCGACGCCGCCGGCCTGACCGAATTGGTCGACCAGCGCGACGCCGCCGCGAAGGCGATGGACCGGGCTGCGGCAGCCATGGCGGCCGACCGGAGCGGAACGGCTGTTTCCCTGCACGCCAAGCTCTCCGTCGTGAAGCAGATGATGGCGGAGGGCTCGGACCTGAGCGGGGTGGACAGGGATGTCCTTCTCTCGGCCTGCGCCGACGCGGACGCCATGCTCGCCACGCATCAGGAACTCCTGCGCCTGTCCGCGCTGATGGGCTTCGGCCCCGGTGCGTCCGCGGGTCCGTCTGCCGACGAGGTGGCGCTCCTGCTGAGCCTGGAGCGCCAGCACCACGCCCTCGACCAGGAGTATGAGGCGATCCCGGACAGCGAGCCGGACGCGGTGTGGCAGCCGGTCTACCAGCGGCTCTCGGATCTCGAAGTCCGCATCGCCGACACGCCCATCACGACCATGGCCGGGGCGCTGGTCAAGCTGCGGTTGGCGCGCGGCCCTGTCGGCACGGGCGATGGTGAGGTGCCGACGCACTGCATGGAGAGCGCCTGCGCCACGCTGGAGGCCGTTGCGGTGTCCGCCGGCTACGTTCCGCCGTGGCCCGGCAGGTCGACCGTAGCGGCAGGAGGTGCGGCATGAATCCGTCTTCCTCCTGGCCCTTCGGCAACCTGACCCCCGGTGCGTATGGCGTGATCCTGGCCGATCCGCCCTGGAAATTCAAAACCTGGGGAGCGCTGAACGGCAAGGCGTGCCCATACGATACCATGACGCTCGACGACATCCGTGCGTTGCCCGTCGGCCAGTTGGCAGCGCGTGACTGCATGCTGGTCATGTGGACGACAGCGCCGTTTCTGCCGCTGTCCCTGGAGGTGCTGCGTGCCTGGGGCTTCAGCTACAGCACGATGGGCAGTTGGGCGAAGCTGACGGCCGAGGGAGCCCCGGCCATCGGCACCGGCTACTACTGGCGCTCCAGTTCCGAACCGTGGCTGATCGGCACCAGGGGATCGCCTGGCCGCTGGCGGGGCCTCGCCCTTCCGAACAGCATCATCGCGCCCCGCCGCGAGCACAGCCGCAAACCGCCCCGCCTGCACGCTGATCTTGAGTCGGCCTATCCCGAACGCCGGAAGTGCGAGCTGTTCGCCCGCGCACCTCGCAACGGCTGGGACGTGTGGGGCAACGAAACCGAGAAATTCGAGGCGGTGGCATGATCAAACACCTCGACGCCATGACACGGCTGCCGACGCAGCCCCAGCGACGCATGGCCCCTCTTTCAACGGCGTTGCCGGCCTCCGTGCGCGAAGTACCGTGTTTGCCCCCGAAACGGCCTTCCGCGCGCCACGCGGCGGGAGGTGCCTGATGCGCACCTATGGCACGATCCGAAACACGTTCTGGGCTGACGCGAAGGACTTGCGTCTGTCCCGCAATGCAACGCTCCTCGCCGCCTTCCTCCAAACAAGTCCGCACACGAACTCCACCGGCTGCTTCCGGCTGCCGGTGGCGTACCTGATGGACGATTTGTCGCTCTCGCACGAGGAAGCGACGGCGGCGCTTGGCGAGTTGGAGAAGGCGGCCATCATCGTCCGCTGCCACGTCACCAACTGGACGCTGATCATCAATTTCCTGCGCGATAACCGCCCTGCGAACACCAAGGTTGGCAAGTCGATGATCCCCTTGATCGAGGCGGTTCCCGTCGGCACCGCCGTGTGGTTCGGGCTGGTGGATGGGGTTTCCTTGCATGCCGACAAATTCCCGGAAGGGTATGTGATACGGCTTCTTGAGTTGCGGGATACGGTATCCCGACAAGTCAGGGAAACGGTATCCGAAACGGTATGCGATACGGTATCCCCGGTTCGTAGTGATACGGTATGCCAAACCGTATGCCATACCGTAGAACGAAACTCAGGAACCCACGAACACGAACACGAACACGAACCTTTCCTAACCAGGGAGGATGTGGGGGGCGATGATCGCGGTCTGACGGCCAGGGGAGGTGTGCATTGAGGCACCTTTTCCCCCATCAGGCGGAGGCCCTGGCCCGTCTCCTGGCTAAGGCTCGGGAGGGCTCACGGCGGATCGTGGTCCAGTTGCCGACCGGTGCCGGCAAGACCCGTCTGGCTGCCGAGATCATCCTCCGCGCCCTTGCGAAGGGCAACCGGGTGATGTTCGTCGTGCCGAGCCTGTCGCTCATCGACCAGACGGTCGAGAGTTTCGCCTCAGACGGCATTCACGACGTGGGGGTGATCCAGGCCGACCACCCGCTCACGGACCCGTCGAAGCCGGTTCAGGTTGCCTCCGTTCAGTCCCTCATCCGGCGGGACTGGCCGGACGTTCAAGTCGTGCTCGTGGACGAATGCCACGTCCAGTTCCATTCGTTCCTGGAGTCCCTCAAGGCGGAGGAGATGCGCGACGTGGTGGTGGTCGGCCTCTCGGCCACCCCGTGGTCGCCAGGGTTGGGCAAGCACTACACCGACCTGATCGTGTGCGCGACCACCAAGGATATGATCGCTGCTGGTCGGCTGTCCCCCTTCCGTGTTTTCGCCCCGGCCCACCCGGACCTGACGGGCGTCAAGACGGTCGGCGGTGACTTCCAGAAGGGGCAGCTTGAGAAGGCGATGAACAAGGCCACGCTCGTCGGTGACATCGTCTCGACGTGGCTCCGTATGGGCGAAGGGCGGCCGACGCTGGCCTTCGGAGTGGACCGTGCGCACGCCAGACACATTCAGGCGCAGTTTGAGGCGGTGGGGGAGCCCTGTGGCTATGTCGACGCCTACACCACCGCCGATGAGCGGAAGGTGGTTAGGGACAAGTTCCACAACGGAGAATACCGGATCGTTTCCAACGTGAGCTGCCTCACCACCGGTACGGATTGGGATGTTCGGTGCATCATCGACGCCCGGCCGACGAAAAGTGAAATCCTGATCACGCAGATTTATGGGAGAGGTCTTCGCACAGCGCCGGGAAAGGAAGACCTGATCATCCTGGATCATGCCGATAACCACAAGCGGCACGGGTTTATCACGGACATCCACCATGACACCTTGGATGACGGCAGGCCGAAGGTATCCCAGAAGCGGAAGCCGCCTCTTCCCAAGGAATGCCCAAAATGTACGTTCCTGCGCCCACCAAAGGTGAAGGAATGCCCCAACTGCGGATTTGTCCCCGAAGGAATTCCGGAGGGTGTCGAAAGTGAAGATGGGGATCTGTGTGAGGTTGTTCGCGGAACGGGAACTAAAGCGACGGGTCCTCTCGGGCATGTCCAAATTGGAGGAGTGTGGATACACAACGCCGATTTTTATGGTATGCTCAGAAGATACGGAAAAGAGAGAAGATACAAGGAAGGATGGGCGTCACGAAAATACAAAGACACAGTTGGTTCGTGGCCTAACCGTTATTATGATGTTCCGGATAGAACAGTGTCTTGGGAGGTCAAGTGCTGGCTCAAGGCTGACTTGATACGGCGCGCGAAGAGATTTGAGAAAGACCGAAAGCAGCAGGGCGGGGTTGCCCATGGCGGACAGTGACGATTTCGAGGAGCGCGCCGCGATGATGGAATTCGAAGCAGGGTTGCCGCGTGCGTGGGCCGAGAGTTTGGCCCGCCTCGCGACCGCCAATAAGCCGGGGGCCTACTTGCCGGAGCGATGGGCGGTCATCGTGGGTGACGCTCACCGGCTCATCGCTGGGCATGTCGCCCGGTTCGTGTCGTTCGGCTGGGAGCCAGCCGACGTCAAGGAACTGATCCCGCGTCTCGACGGCCGGGAGATCGTATCCGTGAGCATGGACCATGTGGCGGTCAGGATGCCGGCCGGGAACATCGCACGGATCCACATCCGCCCCCGGATCGGCCAGCCGCCGACGTGGCAGGAAGGGAGGCGCGCAGCATGAGCGCGTTCTCCAACATTCCGCTTCGGGATCGGGCGCTCGGACGCTGGCGCTCGATCCTCTCCCAGCTCGGCATCCCCTCGTCGGCCCTGACCGGCAAGCATGGCCCGTGCCCCCTGTGCGGAGAAGGGACTGACCGGTTCCGCTTCACCGATCACCAGGGGGTGGGCGCCTGGATATGCAACCAGTGTGGCAAGGGCACCGGGATTGATCTGGTCATGAAGGTCTTCGGCATCGACTTCCGGGAGGCGGCGCGCCGCATCGAGGAGGTGCTCGGGGAGGCGACCGTCGAGCCGGCCAAGGAAGCCGACGCAGAGGCCCTACGCGCCGGCATGAACGCCCTGTGGAGGGGCGCCGTGGGGGTGAGGCGGGGAGACCGGACGGACCTGTACCTGCGGGGCCGTGGGATCGCCCTGGAGGCCGTCCCGTCGTGCCTCCGGACATCCTCCACCCCATCCTGCCGAGGAATGCTTGCCAAGGTCACGGCGCCCGACGGGAGGCCCGTGAACGTGCATCGGACCTTCCTGACCGACGACGGGCGCAAGGCGGACATGGAATGCCCCCGCAAGCTCATGAAGGGGCCGTTCCCGCTCGGCTCCACCGTCCGTCTGTTTCCGCCGGAGGAGACGCTGGGCATCGCCGAGGGGATCGAGACGGCCCTCTCCGCCCACCTTCTGTTCGGCGTCCCGGTGTGGGCGGCGCTGACGGCCGGCAGCCTGGAGGCATTCCACCCGCCGGAGGGTGTGACCACACTGATGGTGTTCGGTGACCATGATAGGAACTTCACCGGGCAGGCCGCCGCGCACCGGTTGGCGAAAGCGGTCCACGGGAAGCGCGTTACGGCGAAGGTCTTTATCCCAGCCACCGAAGGCCACGACTGGAATGACGAACTCACATCGTCGGCGAGGGCGGCATGACCTTGTTCAACGACGCTTCCACCAACGCCACAAAGGAACAAACCGTGACCGCCAACGCTGTGAGCATTCCGACCGGGCTGTTGGTTCGGCCGGTGACGATGACCGTCGAAGCGCAGGCCCGCCGCCGTACCGATCTGCCCGACGTCTGGACGGCCGAGCTTGAGCTCGGGAACGGCAAGATGCTCCGCCAACATTTCCGGGAGACCGACGGCGGGACCGGGCTGGAGGATGTGACCGAGTTGGTGGGCGAGATCCTGCTCGAACGGGCTCGCTCCCGGAAGCAGGCGGAGCGGCATCGACAGGCCGACCAGGTCGTCCGCGTCGGCATGGTCACGCCGGAACGTCTCCGTCGGGACCGGGGCGACGCGGTGATCGTGGAGGGCACGATGCGGGCCGGGCAGACCCGCTCCCGCGCCCTGTCGGCGCTCGGCACCCTGAACCAGCGCAACCTGCTGACGATGCGCCAGTTCGAGGCCGGCGACCGCCTGTCGCAAGACCTGAAGATCATGACCGGCGCGAAGGAGCCGAGAGAGGACGATGCGCCTCCGACCGCGACCGTCGATCCCGATACCGGCCGGTCGTGGGAGGACTTCGCGGTGGCGGCGGCCCGCCGCGTCGATGCAGCGTGCGATGCTGTGCGTCGGGAGCCGCCTTTCGAGAGGGTTTCGCCGTGGTCAGTGATCGAGGGGGTGTGTGCCCACGACCGTCCCTTGACCGAGGTGGCCGGTAGCAACGCCCGGTCGGTTCTGCGGCGCTACAAGACGGCGCTCCGGATCGGATTGGACCGGATCGGCGATGTGTACAGCCTCGACAACGATGCGATCGTGGGCCGGGTCTTTCATGACGGCATCCCACGGGAAGTGCTGTATCTGGAGGACCGGGACGGCCCCGATCAGGACGGCGGGGTCAAGGTCATCGTCCGGACCATCAGCCTGAACGGCAGACCATGGGTTGCGGTGGCCGACAGCTTCAGCGAGATCTACGACTTGGCGAAGGCGCAACTTCGTGCTGATGGTGAGAAGACGGCTTGACCGAATAGGACATCTCGAATAATGTGCTATGGTGCGTTGAGTTGACGCGCCGATGATGATGACCCCGCCTCGTATTCACGGAGCGGGGTCTTTTCGTATTCGCACCTGCACTGTAACCCGCCCGGCCTGCCGTGGCGGCTTTCCATTTTCCAGGGTAGCGGATGCTATGGTCACGGTGCTTGCAGCCTGGGGGTACGCCACTCTCCCCGTGACGGTCGACGGCTTCCCGTCCACCGAACCGGACCGGCGGTTTCCCGGTTGTCGAGGCCGCAAGCGCCTTGAGCATACATCGTCCTGATACACCTGCCACCTCCCGCCCGCCCGGTCCTGCCGTGGCGGGTTTCGTCGTTTTGGAGCCTCGCCACGATGGACACCCTCCCGCTCCCCGACGTCGGCGATACGCTCGCCCGCATCGCCATCCTGTCGCCGGCTGCGCAGATCACGGCGCTACTGGTGATCGGCGGTGTGGTGGGGCTCTGGATATGGTCCCGCCGGCCCCAGCCCGGCCCTGATGCACAGATCGTTGTCGAGGCATTGAAGAGCACAGCCCAAGCCCAGGTGGAAACTGCGGCCAGTATCGCCGCCATGGCTCAACAGAACGAGTTGATCGTCTCGGAGGTGCGCGGCGCCGTTGCGGAGATGCGTGTCATGGTCAATGCGGCCCTGGCCACCATCAAGCAGGCCGCCTGACCATGGCGGAATGGGATCGCGCCCTCACCGGAACCATCGCCTGGATCGAATGCGCGGCGCAGCGTGCGGGCTACCTGCGGGCTACCGAACGCCTCGCCCAGCCGCTGGCGCGCATCCCCGACGGCCACCTTGCGGTGGGGGCGTTGGACGGCGTTGCGGTGGTGGTGCCAGCCCCGGCCACGGTGGCGAACGGGAACGCGGCTGTCAGCCCCGACGTTGCCCCGACAGCCGCCTGTGGCGCTTCGGCTGGTGCGTGGTAGCGCAGGCCATGGCGGAACGCACCACGCGCCAAGCCACAGCCCCGGCCAAGCCGGTTCCCGTTCCCGCCGCCGTGGAAGCGAACGGGCGGGCTCGTGCCGTGTGGGCCGAGATGGTCGAGACGCTCGGCTCCCGGCTGACGCCGCTGAACCTGCCGATCCTCACAGCGCACAGCCTCGCCGTTGCCCGGCTGGAGGATGCCCAGACGAAGCTCGGCTCGGTGGGGCCGCTGGTGAAGCGCAAGGACCAGGCCGAGGTGAACCCGCTGCTCGACGTGGTGGAGCGGGAACTGCGGATCGTGCTGGACACGGCGAAGGCGCTCGATGCCGCGAGCACCCCGTGGAAGAGGAAGTGACCGCCCATGCCGAGCCGCCCGCCCACCTTCCGCCCGCCGGGCTGGAAGCCTCCACAGCAGCGGCGCAAGGAGCACGACAAGGCGCGGGGCTCCGCCTCCAGCCGAGGCTATGACGCCGACTGGCGGAAGCTCAGGGCGCGGTTTCTGAAGGCCAACCCGCTGTGCTGCGTCACCGGATGTGGGGAGCGCGCCACGGACGTGGACCACGAGGAGAGCATCCGGAAGCGCCCGGACCTGCGGCTGGTGTGGTCGAACCTGCGCTCGATGTGCCACCGCCACCACAGCGCGCGGACCGCACGGGATCAGGCGTTCGGACGGGACCGGGGCTGAGCCGAACAGGGGGGGCCCCAGGGGGCGGTCGAATCTCTGCCGGGGGTGGGCCGAGGAACCGGTGTGGGGTCAAATTTCTGCGCATGCGATTTAAATTTTCGACCCCCTCAGAAATTGCGAGCCGCCGATGAAGCGAGGACCCAAGCCCGAGCTGCCTTCGACGAAGGCGGCGCGCGGCACCCTCCAGCCGTGCCGCGATGCGGGCAGGGTGGAGATGATCGAGCCCGACGCGCTGCCGTCGAAACCGGACTGGCTGACGGCCGCGGGCGAGGAAGTCTGGATCGACGACATCGGCCGGGTGACGCCCGACCGGCTGGCGACCGAGAAGGACAGCACGATGTTCGCGACCTACTGCAACATCGTCGGCGCCATGGCCGAGGCGTGGCGGGCCGGTTCGGTCCCGCCGGCCGCGCACATCATGGAAGCCAGGAAGATGGCCGAGCAGTTCGGGATTTTCGGCCGTAAGAGCCGGCTGAAGGTGGGTGGCGATGGCGGCAAAACGACAAATCCGTTCGCGCGCAACGGCGTCCGCCGCTGAGGAGTCGGACACCGGCCACGCCCGCGACTACGCCGGCATCGCCGATCGCTACGCCCGTGATGTCCAGACCGGCCGGGTGGTGGCCTGCAAATGGGTCCGGCTGGCCTGCAAGCGGCACCTGGACGACAAGAAGCGGAAGGGCTGGGATTATCGCTGGGTGCCCTGGCACGCCAACGACGTGTGCGACTTCATCGAGAAGCTGCCGCACGTCGAAGGCTCCTGGCACAGCAGCACGATCACCCTGGAGCCGGCGCAGATCTTCATCCTGGCGGTGATCTTCGGCTGGCGGCGGAAGGCGGACGGTCTCCGGCGCTTCTCGAACGCCTACATCGAGATGGCCCGCAAGGGGGCGAAATCGACGCTGACGGCCGGCGTCGCGCTGTACTGCCTGTGCTGCGAGGGCGAGGTCGGGCCCCAGATCATCATCGGCGCCACGACCGGCGAGCAGGCCCGGAAGGTCTTCAACCCGGCCAAGAAAATGGTCGAGCGGACGCCGGCCCTGCAAGAAGCCTATGGGGTGACGCCCTGGGCGCGGTCGATCACCTGCTCGGACAGCGACGGCTACATCCAGACCATCAACGCCAAGGGCTCGACGCAGGACGGCCACAACCCGCACGTCGGCATCCTGGACGAGCTGCACGCCCACAAGGACCGGGCGCTCTACGACGTTGTCCGCTCGGCGGACGGCGCCCGCAAGAACCCGATGATCTGGGCGATCACCACCGCCGGCTACAACATGGCCGGCGTCTGCTACGAGCAGCGGACCTTCGTCACCAAGGTGCTGGAGGGGGTCTTCGAGGCCGACCACTACTTCGGCATCATCTTCACCCTGGACGAGGGCGACGACCCCTTCGACGAACGGGTGTGGATCAAGGCGAACCCGATGCTGGGCGTCACCCCGACGCTGGACAGCATGCGGCGCTACTCGAAGGAGGCGAAGGCCAGCCCCGCCAGCGAGGGCGAGTTCAAGACCAAGCGTCTGAACATCTGGCTGAACGCCGCCTCGGCGTGGCTGAACATGGCGCAGTGGAGCGCGTGCGCCGACCCGACGCTCGACTGGAAGGACTTCGACGGGCTGGAGTGCTGGATCGGCGGCGACCTTGCCGATAAGGACGACATCACCGCGCTCGCGCTGATCGCCTTCGACAAGCTGGGGCGCCTGCTGATCAAGCCGCAGTTCTGGCTGCCGGAGGCGGTGCTGCTCCACCCGGACCACGCCGAGGGCAAGGGGCCGGCGCCGTACCGGACCTGGGCGAAGCAGGGGCACCTGATCCTCACGCCCGGCGATTGGGTCGACCACAACGAGGTGGAGAAGAAGGTCCGTGAGTGGCGCAGCCGGTACGGCGCCCGCAAGGCGATCTTCGACCAGTTCGCCGCGGCGCTGGCGATGGCGAGCCGGCTGAACGACGGCGCCGAGGTGTTCGCCGAGGTGCTGCACAAGAACGCCCACAACGTCACCGACCCGGCGAAGGAGCTGGAAGCGCGTGTGAAGGCCGGGCCGACCAAGCTGCGGCACGACGACAACCCGGTGCTGAATTGGATGGCGTCCAACGCCGTCGTCAGCCGGCGCGTGGACGGGACGATCCTGCCGAAGAAGGAGGGCGAGATGTCGCCGAACAAGATCGACGGCATCGACGCCGTGGTGAACGCGCTCAAGCCGAGCACCGCCGCCCAGCCGGCCAAACCTCGCTCCGTGTGGGACACGGAGGAGTTCGACGACCCGGACGACGTCCAGGGCGACGACATCGACGAAGACGACGAGGAATAGGGGACGGCGCATGGGAATCTGGAATTGGATCGCCTCGCGCCTTCAGCCCCCGCCACAGGCGGCGGTGGAGCTCAGCGGCGCGATCTGGGACGACGTGACGGGCGGAGCGACAGCGGCCGGTGTCTACGTGACCTCCCGCAAGGCGCTGGAGACGCCGACCTCTCTGCGGTGCGGGCTTCTGATCTCGGATGGCGTGTCGACGGTGCCGTGCAAGCTGATGCGCAAGGACCCGGTCACCGGCAAGCGAACGGAGGCCGTCGACCACCCGCTCTACGATCTGATGCAGTACAAGCCCTGCGGCTGGATGAACACGCAGCAGTTCCGCGAGACGCTGATGCTGCATGCGGCGTTCCAAGGTGGCGGCTTCGCCTACATCAACAAGGTCGGGCGCGGCCGGGTCCGCGAGATGTTCACCTTCGAGGCCGGCGAGGTCTTGGTCGAGAAGCGCTCCGACTCCCATGACCGCTCGCCGCTCTACCGGGTGAACGGCGAAGAGGTGCCGAACGACCGGATCCTGCACATCCGGGGGCCGAGCTGGAACGGCCGGGCCGGGTTGAACATGGTGGACTTGGCGCGGGAGGTGATCGGGCTCGCCGACGCCGCGCAGGACGCCCACGCGAAGCGCTTCGGCAATGGGGTGCAGACGACCGGCGTCTACAGCATCGAGGGGGCGCTTGACGACAAGGAGCACAAGCGGCTCACCAACTGGATCAAGGCCCATTACGCGGGCGGGAAGAACAGCGGAAAGCCCCTCATCCTGGGCAGCAACGGGAAGTTCGTCCCGTTCGGCATGTCGGGGGCCGACGCCGAGCATCTGGCGACCCGGCAGTATCAGGACATGCTGATTTGCCGGCAGTGGGGCGTTCTGCCGGCCGTGGTCGGGATCGCCGACAAGACGGCGACCTACGCCTCGTCGGAGCAGATGTTCCTGGCCCACAACGTCCACACCATCCGCCCCTGGCACCGCCGGTTCGGGACGACACTGACCTGTGACCTGCTGACCCCCGAGGAGCGCAGCCAGGGCCTGTATTTCAAGTTCTTCGACACGGAACTGCTGCGCGGCGCGGCGAAGGACCGGGCGGAGTTCTACGCCAAAATGTTCCAGGTCGCCGGCATCACGCCGAACCAGATCCTCGGCCTTGAGGACATGGACGGGTTCGAGGGCGGGGACCAGCACTACATCCCGGCCAACTTCGCTCGGGTGCGCGAGGACGGCTCGCTGGAGGCCGCCAGCAAGCCCGGCGAGGGCGGGGACGACGATGACGGCGAGCCGCCACCCGGCTGGCCGCCTCGCCAGAACGCCGGCCGGGTGCTGTCCGGCGAGAACGAACGCCTGATCCGCGGCGCCTCCGACAACCTGAACACCGTCCTGGACAAGCTGGACGGCCAGCAAGAGGACTGACCATGCCGAAACCGTTGATCGACGCCGCCCTGCTGACGGCCGGGCGAGCGATGAACCGCGCCCCGGTGGCGCTCGGACCGGGGCATGTCCGCGTCGCCGCGGACGAGGCTGCGAGCGAGGCCGAAGTCTACATCTACGGTGACATCGGCGGCTGGTGGGACGGCATCCAGGCCGAGGAGTTCGCCAAGGAGATCGGCGCCCTGGACGTCGACACCATCAACGTCCGGCTGAACAGCCCCGGCGGGGTCGTGTTCGACGGCGTGGCGATCTATCAGGCTCTGGCCCGCCACAAGGCGAACGTCGTGATCCACATCGACGGCATCGCAGCCAGCATCGCGTCGGTCATCGCCATGGCCGGCGACGAGATCCGCATCGTCGAGGGCGCCAACGTCATGATCCACAAGCCCTGGTCGTTCGCGATCGGGGACGCCGTGGCGATGCGCAAGGAAGGCGAGATCCTGGACAAGCTGGAGTCCGGCATCATCGACATCTACGCCGCCCGCACCGGCCAAGAGCGGCAAGCCCTGGTCGATTGGGTCGGGGCCGAGACGTGGTTCAGCGCCGCCGAGGCGAAGGACGCCGGCTTCGCCGACACGGTCGTGCCGGCCAAGGGCAAAGGCAAGGACAAGAAGGCGGCACACGCCCGGTCGGCGATGCTGCCCCTGTTCCAGCGCACCCCGAAAGACCTCCTGCCGGAGGCGTCCAGCGGCGCCCCGGCGATCCGAGAGTTCGAGCGCCTCCTCCGCGACGGAGAAGGCTTCTCGCATGCCCAAGCCCGGCGCGTCGCCGCGCTGGCTCGGGCCTTCACGCCTGGTCATCGCGACGATGACCAGCACCAGCCCCCGCCGGCCCCTCGCGATGAGGACGGACAGGCTGCCGACGTCGCGGCGCTCGCGCGCCTGACCAACACCCTGAAAACCCTTTCACGCTGAGGATTGCCACCATGGCCGATAAGACCGTCGACAAGGTCGTTGACGACCTGATGAACGCCTGGACCGAGTTCAAGGACACGAACGAGGCCAACGAGAAGCGGCGCGACACGCTGCTCGATGACAAGCTGACCCGCCTGAACAAGGTGATGGACACCGCCGAAGGGCTGAACCAGCGCCTGACCGCCGCCGAGAAGTCGGCCAAGGCGGTCGAGGAAGTGCAGGAGCAGATGGATCGCATCGAGGCCACCATGAACCGGGCCTCGCTGGGCGGGGTGGACGACCCGACCAAGCGCAAGGAGGCCGTGAACAACTGGGCGCGCGGCGTCATCAGCGCCTACTCGTTGGGCGAGGCGAACCTGCCGGAGAACCAGCGGAAAGCCCTCGCCTCGGCAAAGGCGTATTACGACTCCCTCGGGGTCAGCGGCGACAACACCGGCGGCTATCTGGCTCCGGTGGAGTTCGTGCGCGAGATCATCAAGGGCGTGACCGAGATCAGCGCACCGCGTTCGCTCGTGCGCGTCCGACCGATCGCCGGCAAAGCCTACATGCAGCCCAAGCGCACCGGGCAGGCGACCGCCCGCCGCGTCGTGGATCAGGGCAACCGGTCCGAGACGGACGGGCTGCGCTACGGCTCGGTCGAGATCAACGCGCCCGAGATGTATGCGCTGATCGACATCAGCCAACAGAACCTCGAAGACTCGGCCTTCGATCTGGAGGCCGAGATCCGCGACGAGGCCACCGAGCAGTTCGCCGTGCTGGAGGGCTCCGAATTCGTCTTCGGCTCCGGGGTCGGTGAGATGGAGGGCGTTCTCGTCAACGACAAGGTTGGGGAGACCGTCAGCGGCGCCGCCACCGCGGTGACGGCCGACGGCCTGCTGACCCTGAAGCACGACATCAAGACCGCCTATGCCCGCAACGCCACCTTCATCCTGAACCGGACGACGCTGGGCTCCATCCGGAAGCTGAAGGACAGCACCGGCCAGTATCTGTGGATGCCGGGCATCGCCCAGGGCAAGCCGAATAGCATCGACGGCGATCCCTACATGGAGGTGCCGAACATGCCGATCGAGGCGGCCGGCGCCTTCCCGGTGGCCTATGGCGACTTCAAGCGCGCCTACACGATGGCCGACCGCATCACGATGCAGATGCTGCGCGATCCCTACACCCAGGCAACCAACGGCAACATTCGCTTCCTGTTCCGGCGTCGCACCGGCGGTCAGATCGTGCTGGCCGAGGCCATCCGCAAGCTGAAGTGCGCGGCGGCCTGACCATCGCAGCGGCTCGCCCTGGTCGGCGGGCCGCCCCTTCCCAAGGAGAACCGTTCATGGCTTCCCGCGACCTGCACAACAACATCCACGTCGTCACCGGTATCGCGCCGGCCGCCGCCGTCGCCGACAACACCGCCTTCGTGTCCGCGATTGTCGATACCAAGGGGTTCGAGTCGGTCGAGTTCGTCATCCTCACCGGCGCCCTGGCCGATGTCGACGCGACCTTCACCGTGCTGGTGGAGGACGGCAGCGCGGCCAACCTGTCCGACGCTGCCGCGGTCGCCGACACCTTCCTGCTCGGCACCGAGGCGCAGGCGGGCTTCACGTTCGCCGACGACAACAAGGTGCGCAAGATCGGCTACGTCGGCGGCAAGCGCTATGCGCGCGTGACCGTGACGCCGGCCAGCAACTCCGGCAACGCCTTCGTCGCCGGTGTCTGGCTGCTCGGCCACCCGAAGAACGCGCCGACCGCGAACCCGCCGGCCTGACCCTGACCGAGGGGGCGTGGCAAGCGCCTCCTCAACCCCACGAGGACAGCATGCACAAGATCCTGAAGTCCTTTCGCTACTCGGAAGACGGCGTGACCTCCCGCCTTCTGGAGAAGGACGCGGTTGTCGATATCCGCGCCGATCTGGTCGCCGGCCTGGAGGGCGAGGGCTTCATCGGCCCGCCCGACAAGGAAGCCGCCAAGACGGGCGGGCGCCCCGCTGCCAAGCCCGCCGCCGAGAGCTGATCCGTGCCGTCCAGGCCGCCCCCTGGCTGCCTCGGCGGTCCCTCTCGCCCCCGAGGCCCACCTCCACCCCCGCCCATCTGCCTGACCGGCGACGCCCCGCGGCTGGGCTGGGCAGTCCCCATCGCCCTCCTGATCGTGGTGGTGATTGGGGCGGTCGCCATCAAGGGAGCGTGCCAATGCCCATCATCACCGTTGCCGTCCCGGCCTCCGACCGGCTGCTCTGCTCCATCGGCGCCCTGAAGACCGAACTCGGCATCGCCGCGGACAACGACCAGTTCAACGACTGGCTGACCAGCGAAGCCCTGTCGGCCTCGGACCGGGTGGCGGATGCCTGCGGCGTGGCCGGCGATGATGCCGGCGATGCCCCGGCCACCTTTGCGGAGGAGGAGGCGGTCGTCACCTTCGGCCGGGACGAGGCGCGCGGCGCCGACGCCCTGCTGTTGCCGTGGCGCTTCCCCGCCCGCGTGACGGCCCTATCGGTCGATGGCGTCGTTCAGGACTCGGCGCTCTACCGGGCGGACCCGAAATCCGGGCTGGTCGAACGGCTGTCCGCGTCCGGTCGCGTGACGAACTGGCAGGGCGCCTCCGTCGCCATCACGGTCAAATCCGGCTGGCCGGCTGCCAAGGTTCCGACTGCCCTCCAGGACGCGGTGAAGCGGCTGGTCCGCCTGCGCTGGGAGGCCAAGGACCGGGAGCTTGCCGTCAAGGCGGAGGAGGACGACGAGGTTGGTCGCACCGAGTATTGGGTCGGCGGCATGGGCGCGGGCGGTTCGGCGCTGCCGGCCGACATCCTGGCTGCGCTCCGGGCCGGCGGCTTCGCCGACTGCATCCGGTGAGGCGCCCATGCTCCGATCCTACCAGTCCCGCCAAATCGACAAGAAGGGCGAGCGAATCGTCTTGAGCCGCGACGGCGCCGCGGATGTGATCATCAAGGCGAAAGTCCACGAGCTGGGCTCGGACACGCTGGCCGGCGCCGTCGCCCAGCGGCTGTTCCGGGTCATCATCGCCGACGAGACCCTGAAGGCGACCGCCTTTCCGCCCGATGGCCCCCGGAAAGGCGATCAGGTCGTCATCAACCCAACGCTCGTGAACGGCCAGTGGACCGGGGTCGGTACCATGCTCACCGTCGAGCGGCCAGGCTACAGGGGTGCCGGCAACGGCTGGCGGATGGAGGCGAAGGGCTGACATGGCAACCATCGACAGCTTCGACGCGATCCGTTCCTTCGTCGATGCCGGGTGGGGCGACGCGGCGCCCGTCTCGTGCCCGCTGGCCTGGGACAACGAGCCGTTCACCGAACCCCAGCCCCGCGGCCCGGCGGCCGGACCGGACGGGAAACTCATCCCGAACCATTGGGCGCGGGTCATCATCAGCGGCGACCTGTGGGAACAGGCATCGATCGGCACAGGCGAACCGGCCGAGGAACGCTGGGACGAATCCGGGGAGATCACCGTGATCGCCTTTGCCTCGGTGAACACCGGCAGCCGCACCCTCCGCTCCATCCTGACCGCCTTCGCCGAGCTGTGCCGGGGGCAGGATGCCGGCGGCATCGAGTTCCAGGACATCCGTTTCGATCCCATCGGCGCCAAGGACGAGTCCGGCAACTGGTGGGGCATGCACATCACCATCAACTGGCTCCGGAGAGGATAGGCCATGACCGCCACGCACACCGTCGTCACCTCCTTCAGCACGCCGACCCGACGCTTCTCGCCCGGTCAGACGGTCGGCCCGGCCGACATCACCGGCCCGCTGTCCTTCGAGGATCGCATCCGGATCGGCCAGATCGCCGCGCCCACCCCGGAGCCCACCCCGGAGCCGGCGGCCGAGCCCGAGACCGACCCGAAGCCGGCGAAGCCCGGCAAGGGCAAGGCCGTCACCGAGCCCGACCCGGCCGCCTGAAACTGCCCCCAAGGAGCAAGGCTTTGGACAACCAGCACAAGCACATCAAGGGCTACCGCGACCTCTCGGCCGAGGAGATCGCGCTGATGAACGAGGCCAAGGTCAAGGCCGAGGAGGTTGGCGTTCTGGTCGAGAAGATCGCCAGCACGCCGGGCGTCGATGGTCGGTGGGTCGCCACCGGAAAGACCGACCTCCAGAAGGGTTTCATGGCCCTGATCCGGGGCATCGCCCAGCCGACGACGTTCTGACACCCGCATCCTCCTGACGGAGACCCAGCCGCCGGCACCGCCCGAGCGGCTTTTTTCATGCCCGGCTGAAAGGAGCCGCTATGACCAGTTCGAACCGTGTCCGCCTCGCGGGCGTCGCCGAGGCGACCTACGGCACCACTCCCACCACCCCGCGCATGCGCAGGCAGCGCACCACCTCCATCGGCCTCACCTTCAAGGCCGACAGCGTCGAGTCCGACGACATCCGTGACGATCGCATGTCCTCCGACCCAGCCATCGTCGGCCAGACCAACGGCGGCCAGATCGGCGTCGAGTGGCATTGGCCGCCCGATGGCTCCCTGCTGTCGGAGGAAATCCAATCGGCTTTCTGCGACGCCTGGGCGAACACCCCGGCGCGAGACAACGACGGCACCGCCGACTCCGTCATCACCGGCTTGACCGCCGCCACCCAGGTCGTCACCGTCGCCAACGGCGCCGCCTTCGCCGCCGGCCATCTGGTCTACTTCACCGGCTTCGGCGCGGGCGCCAACCGCAACAAGCTCGCCAAGGTCACCACCGGCAGCGCCACCGCCCCGGCCTTCCTCGGCGCGGGCTTGGTGGACGAGGCGGCCCCAGCAGCCGCCGCGCGGATGAAGGTGGTGGGCTTCGAGGGGGCGGCGGGCGACCTGACCGCCCTGGCGGACGGCATCGGCTCGACCGCGCTCGACCTGACCACCTTCGGGCTGGCGCCCGGCCGGTGGGTCAAGATCGGCGGCATCGGTGCCGGCTTCCGCTTCGCCACCGACCGGTGCAACGTCTGGGCGCGTGTGTCCGGCGTCGTCTCGGCGGCCAAGATCCCTCTGGACAACCTGCCGGGCGGCTGGGCTGCCGACGACGGTGCCGGGAAGACGATCCGCATCTTCATCGGGGACTGGATCAAGAACGGCGTGAGCAAGTACGGCCTGACCCTGGAGCGCGGCTTCATGGGCCAGACGGTGCCGACCTTCATCGCCCAGACGGGTATGCGGGTCAACACGCTGGAGTTCGGCGGGCAGGCCAAGCAGAAGGCCACCGGCTCCGTCACCTTCATGGGGTTGCTGGGCGCGAGCGGTCAGGTTCCGCTTGATGCGATCCCCGACGACGCCCCGGACAGCAACGCCTACCCGATCCTGGCGTTCTCGGCGAACTGCGGCAGCGTCCGCGAGGGCGGCGGCGCGCTCGGAACGCCGAACTACGCCAAGGCCATCAAGTTCACCATCAACAACAACTTGCGGGCGATCGACGCCATTTCGACCGGCGACGACTTCGCCCCGGCCTCGGTCGACGTGGAGGACGGCTCCTTCGACGTGGCGGTGGAGTTGGACACCTACTTCGGCAACGACACTCTGCTCGGCAAGGTGATGGCGGGCACGCCGACGTCCCTGAACACCCGCATGGAGAAGGGCGGCAAGGCCCTCATCTGGGAAGCGCCGCGCCTTATCCCGCGCGAGGGCGATCCCAGCGTCGGCGGCAAGAACCAGGACGTCATGCTGCCGCTGCGCCTGACCGCCTCGAAGGACAGCCTGACCGGCAGCCAGCTCATCCTGAACCGGTTCGAGTTCTTCCAGTAACCGAGATCCCGCGACCACGGGGAAGAGGCTGTCGGCTTTGCCGGCGGCGTGACGGCTCGCGCGGGCCGCGGGCGGGCGTTTGGTCGGCGCCCGCCCATCCACCGCGCACCATCCGACCATTCGACCAAGGATCATCATCATGAACAACCTGGACACCACCTACGACTCGCTCGACGACCTGCTGGTGGACGAGGACGTCTACACCGAGGGCCGTTGGGTGCAGCCCGATCCCGATCGTCCGCTGAAGATCAAGACGAAGGGCTATCCGGATGCCTACACCAACGCTTCGGCCAGCATGCAGCGCGAGGCGGCCAAGGGCTTCAACTACGACACCGACCGCTTGAAGGCCACCCACCGCCGGAACATCAACGTGAAGTGCCTCATCAAGCACTCGCTGGTCGATGTGAAGGGCTGCACCATCGGCGGGCGGGATCTGTCGTTCGAGGAGTTCTGCGCCCTGATCCAGGAGAAGCGAGGCCAGAAGCTGCTGGGGCTCGCCTTCATGGCCGCCAACATGGCGACCGAGGCGCAGAAGGAAGAGGACGAAGTGGCCGAGGGAAACTGACGGCGGCCCTTCGGGATCACCTCAACCGCAAGCAGGGCACCAACGACCTGTTGGCCGAGCTTGCGGAGGAGGAGCCCGACGCGGCCGACATGGTGGCCGCCCGCCTTGATGATCGCGGCGAGGCGGTCGAACCCCTGCCGTGGTGCCGCTGGGTTTGGCGAGCATGGCACGACCTGTCCGATGACCGGCAGTGGCGCGGCGGCGGCATGGGGTCGCCGTCGCCTTGCAACATCCCCTGGACGGCGGCCCGCGCCTATGCCGCCGACCATGGCTTCCACCTGCCGACCCTGTTCCGCCGGCTGCGCGCCATGGATGGCGTCTATGCCGAATGGTGGGCGGAGCAGGCCAAGGAAGCGGCCAAGAAGAAGCCGGAGGAATAGCCATGGCGAAAGCGAAGGCGTTCAACGAGCGGCTCCGGGTCTTTGCTGACCGAACCCTCTCGCCTGCGGCGCAGTCCCGCCGGCTGGCGGAGATCGCCATCGCCGAGCGCGACCGGCTCATCGCCTCCGGCCGAGCCTCCCGGCGGTATCGCCGCTGGGTTGATGGGGTGGAGGGGGCGCCCGAGACGGCGGTGCGGCCGGCGGACGGTGGCCGGATCGTCTACCGGTTCTCGGTCCTGGGCGCCGTCTGCACCTTCGCCCTCTCGTTCCTCATCAGCCGGTCGCCGCCCCGATCCTCGGCGCCGCTCAACCCGGCCACGGGCAAGACGGCGCACTACCGGGACGGCTTCTATTTCGGCATCAAGGACAGCGCCTCGCCCCATTCGGGCCGGGGCGATTCCGGCGGTCGGTTCGTGCCGGCGGCGCAGTTCAACCCGGCGGCGCTGTCTCCCAGCGTCACCGAGATCATCATCGGCAACACCCAGCCCTACAGCCGCAAGGTCGACGTCCAACTCGTCGGCGGCGCCTCGCTGTCATTCCAGGTGCCGGCCGGCCTGTTCGACGACGCGGTGCGCGCGATCCGCTCACGCTGGGGCGACGTGGTCGAGGTCAAGCGCGTCTACACGATGGATTTCCCCGGCCAGTACCGCCTGAAGAGCCGGCAGGTCTGGACCACCGGCAAGCACAAGGGGCTGTCGCGCGGCCGGGAAGGCACGCGCGTGGAAAGCCCCGCTCTCATCATCCGGCCTCGCCGCTGAGCCCAAGAGGATCCGCACATGACCGATCAAGTCGAATCCCTTGAGGTAGAATTCCAGGATGGCGTCTCGGCCAACGCCAAGAAGGCGACCGACTCGATCCATGGCCTGGGCGACGCTGCCGTCGCCGCCGAGGCGAAGACGCAGCGCGCCGGCAAGGGTATCAAGAAGGCGACCGATGAGGCCGCTGCCGGTGCCGCCGCCGCCGCGAAGGCCATGGATGGCGCTGGGAAGGCGACCGGCGGCATGGCCGGCGAAATCGAGCGCGCGACGGAGAAGGTCGCGCGCCACAGCCAGACGGCCGAGCAGCTCGCCAACAAGTTCGATCGGGCCAAGCGGGAGGCGGGCGCCGTCGCCAAGGCCATCGCCCCCTACCAGCGGGCGCTCGATGACCTCGAAAAGAGCAGCGCCTCGGCTGCGGAAAAGGAGGCTCTGCGCGCCACCATTACCGCCAAGATGGAGGCCGCCACGGAGAAGGCCCGCGCCGCCGTGGCGCGCTATTTCAAGGACGTGGAGGCCGGTGCCGCCGCCGCGACCGCCTCGGCCGGCGGTATGGACGCCGGCATGCGCGCGGCGACTGCCTCGGCGAACAGCTGGGCGGGCGGGCTGGGCAAGGTCTACGAGTCGGCCAACAGCGCGGCCGGTGGGTTGAACGCCGCCGCCCGCGCCCTGGCCGGGCTGAACGCTGGCCTGGAATCCGGCCACACCAGCTTTGCCGAATGGACGGCGGGCGCCAGGGGGCTGGAGGCCAACCTGCGGGGCGTCAGCGCGGCGCAGAAGGCGATCAACGACGCCACCGGCATCAGCCGCCAGACCGTCAACACCGCCACCATCGGCCCGCTGAAGCATGCCGTCACCGGCACCGCCGCGCCGACGGGCAACACCCTGGGGCTGGTGACGGGTGACGCGAGTGCGACCGCCGCCCGGCTGGCCGACCTGGAG